AAGGATACTACCAAAAGCCAATAGCCGACGCCGTAAACCTCTTTTTAACCGTGGAGGGTGGGATAGGATACCGTGGGAGCTTTGCGAGGTGGCGAGCTTTTGAGAGTAGCTATATGCAAAACTTTACCTACGGGAGCGAACACCCTAGACAATCTATTAACGGCTCCTATTACGATAGAGTAATACCAAACTACTTTAACGAGGAGGACGTAGAGTATAGCGAGCAAAAAGACGACTACTACCTTTTTGTAGGACGTATCATTTTTAGAAAAGGGATACTCACCGCATACCAAACCGCAGAGGCACTAGGTAAAAAGCTCATAATCGCGGGACAGGGTGGCAAGGTAATTAACGGGCAATTAGTAGCCGAGGACGTAACCATACCACGGGGTAACTGGGAGTATGTAGGGTATGCCGACCGAGAGAAGCGTAAAAAACTTATGGCACGGGCTAAGGTATCTTTTGTACCGACCGAATACCTAGAGCCTTTTGCAGGGACACACATAGAGGCTATGCTTAGTGGTACACCCGTATTAACTACTGATTTTGGCGTGTTTCCACAGACCGTAATAAATGGACTAAATGGCTTTAGGTGTCACACATTAAAGGACTTTATAGACAATGCTAAGAGAGCCGAGACAGAACTACACCCCGCAGGGATACGGGCAAGTGCCGAGCAATACCTAACCCAAAACGTCGTAAAGCTCTACGTAAAATGGTTTGACGACCTACACAATGTATGGGAGAGCGTGCAAGACCCAAAGGTAAAAGCATGGCATAGGGTATAGATACCCTATCCATACCCTATCGCAATATACTTTATACCGTATGGCGAAATGTGTATACTATTTACATGGACACGATAAAAATAGAGTTTGAGCTACCGTTTAGGATTTTAAGCAAAAAAAATAGCAAGCAAATAGCACTAGCTGGAAATGGCAAGCGCTATATAGTTTCCAATAAAAGCTACAAAGAGTTTGAGGACATGGCGACCGAGTACATATTGTATACGGTAATACCCCACATAAAAAAACTACCAAAGCCTCCCTATAAATGCTCCTACGATATTTACTTTAAGGGAGCGTACACAGCCGACTTAGATAACCTTATTGCAAGCATTAACGATATTATGCAAAAATCAGGACTAATCGGAGACGACAAAGACATAACAGAGTACCTAACACCCACTAGATTTACTAACAGCTACCCAAAATGGACGGCAAAAGTCATTTTAGAGGGTAAAAGTTAGGTATAAATTAGTACGGCAAATGGCGCTAAAGTAAGCATATAGGCAATATGGCAGAGTAAGGGAGAGAGTGCTAATTGAGTTATACACTAACTATCAACTATACTAAACAATATGGCACATAAAACCAAGGGACACCACCAATGGATAGACAAAGTACAGGCTTTTACCTTGTTTTGTACTAAAGTAAACGGGAGATACCCGACCATGCAAGACGTGGCGACCACATTAAACCGCAGATTAGATAGTATTTTAAGACTTGGAGCTAAGGAAAAGTGGGTAGAACGCCGTAACAATGCCATAAAAACAGCTATAGAAAAGTTTAGGGAGGAAATGGTAGACATATCAAAAGCGGAGAGTTACAAAGAGTTTGAGGACTGGAACTTAGTAGAGGAGGTGCTAATAACCGCCCTAGAAACCATTAAGACCGCCCAACAAAACTACCTAGAAGCTCCAAGCCCAGAGGCAAAGCTACTAGCATGGAAAGTGCTAAACAAACTATCCTACGACATGCTTAACCTCACAACCGCCCTAAAAACCGCTAAGAACCAAAAGCGCACGCTCCTAGGATTGCCAACGGATATAACAAAGGGCGAACTAACACACGACACTAAAAGTAGTGGCTCATTACAAGAGCTACAGGACATGGCGGAGTTTATACGCAACAATTACAAAGCCCCAGATAAAAATGATATTACAACCACACCTACTAATACCTAAATATGGGGAAACTAAGACCCGCCGTTTTTTACAATGGTGGTTTAGTAAACCAGAGAACTTTTGGGACTTTGCTAGTCTTTTTTCAAGACACCTAGGCGACAATATACCAGAGTTTCACAAAGAGCTAATAGAGTTAGCCCTACAAGGAGGTAAAACCGCCTCATGCGCCCCTAGAGGCTTTGCAAAATCAACCATAATAGGACTACTCTACCTTGCGTGGCGAAGTCTTAACGGCTACTCCCACTTTATCCCCTACATATCCGACACATACCTACAAGCCAAACTAATTACGGGAGGATTACGAAGCGAGATAGAACTAAACCAAGCTATAGGGTTTGTGTACCCAGACGCCAAAAGCGACCTTTATACTCCCCCTTGGTGCAGGTATGAAAATTAGAGGGCTAAAGTATGACAACCACCGCCCAGACCTTGCGGTAATTGACGACCTAGAAAACTTAGAGGCAGTATATAGCGCCGAGAGACGGGACAAACTACAAAAATGGTTTGACTACGACCTAGAGCCAGCTATGGATAGGTACAATAAAAACATAATCTACATAGGTACGATTTTGCATTATCACTCACTCCTAAAACAGGTAACAGAAAATCAGGGCAAGTACAGCGCATGGAAAGTTAAAAAATACAAGGCATTAAAGGACGACGGTACGAGTTTATGGGAGGCACGCTTTAGCGCAGACTACCTACGGGACATACGAGACAATCCCCTACACCCCGATTATGTAGGCTCTATTGTTTTTGCACAGGAAATGCAGAACGAACCACAGGACGACCAAGACCGCATTATTAAACTAGCATGGATAAAGGAGTACTCATATATTGAAAAATGGCGGGCTATGGAGGCAGAAACCGACGAGCTTAGACAATGGGCTTGGTTAAACAAACTGGAGCGGGTAGCTGGTGTAGACCCCGCAATTAGTGAGAAGCAGACAGCAGACAATTTTAGTATGTATATAATGGGTTTTGAGAGTACAAGCGCTAACGAGTATATGCTTGACCTCATACATGGAAAGTACCCAGACATTAACAAACAGGTAGAGCTAATAGTAAAAGCCGTAGAGGACTGGAAAATACAGGCGCTAGGCATAGAGACAGTGGCGTACCAAAAAGGATTAGCCCAGCTAGTCCGTAAAGAGCTAGCCCGCAAAGCTATATATTATTGTAAACTTATAGAGTTAAAGACCGATAAAGATAAAATTAGGCGGGCAAGGATACACTCTAGCGCTTTTGAGAGCGGGTTTGTATACCTTAGACGAGACCACCCTAATTATGCTACTATTAGTAATGAGATAAGCGAGTTTCCACTAGGGAAAAATGACGACACCCTAGATAGCCTTATGTTAGCCAGAGAAACAAGGCAGAAACCAAGAGCGAGAGCTTTTGCAGGAAACCCGCTAACCGACGAGTAAAATAATCCATTGTAAATAGCGTGCAATTTGCATAAAATAATCTTATGGAACAAACCACAACCCAAACCGATAAACTTAGATTAGGGGAGTACGAACTAAACACAAAGATATTTTTAGGAGAGCATTTTGAGGCTTTCGCTCATTTATCCAAAGATTTTAGAAAAGACTATAGTCACCTCCAATATGTAACCGCCAACTTTGGCGGGTTACTATCAAAAATAAGCGCCGACATGCTCTTTGAGGAGCCACCAAAAATAACCCTACCAGAGGGAGATATGGACTTTTACAGCGCTTTATATACACGAAACCAACTAGACATACAATTTTACGAGAGCGGGCTAGAGCAATCCTATAATGGCGACGTACTATTTAGAATTAGAGCAGAGGATAGCCAGTGTCTTATAGAGGACATTAACCCCGCCTATTGGTTTCCAGAGATAAACCCAAACAACGTACGGGCAGAACCAGTAGCACATAACCTAAAGTGGAAAGTAAAACTAAAAGACGACAAGGGCAAAGACATAGAGGCTTTATTTATAGAGCGTCACACTAAAGGGAAAATAGAGTATAAACTATACCAACTAGACGGCGAGACAGTGGGGGTAGAGCTGGAGGTAGGCGCTTACATGAAAGACAAAGCGGGCAACCCTCTACCAAATGAAGTAGCAACAAAAATAAACGACTTTTTATTAGTACACATACCAAACTTTAGAACCAACCAGCGCTACTTTGGTGTATCAGACTACAAGGATATTATTAGCCTAATGTTTGCAGTCAATAACAGGATTACCGCAGTTGATACTATCATTAGCGCACACGGAGACCCGATTTTAGCCGTACCACAGGGAGTACTTGACGAAAACGGAAAAGTAAACCGCAAAAAGTTTGGAGTAATTGAGGTAGACAATACACAGGCTAACGGTATGCTACCCACCTATATAGTATGGGACGCAAAACTAGATAGTGCATTTAGCGAGATAGATAAACTCATAGAGCTATTACTTATGTTT